GAACAAAGATTGCTAGCAAAATACGGAATCCGTAAAAACTTTAACTCACGTTACACGGACAAGGGCAACCTAGTCGAAGACGAAAGCATAAGAATAGCAAGCGAAGCCCTAGAACTAGGGTTCTTAATTAAAAACGACGAACACTTTAGCAATGAATGGCTAACGGGTACGCCCGACGTAAACACGGACGACCTACTTTTAGACGTAAAAAGTTCTTGGGACGCAACGACATTCCCTTTCTTCGCCACAGAAATACCTACTAAAGACTATTTTTACCAATTGCAGGGCTACATGTGGCTAACGGGTAAACAAAAAAGCTTACTCGTTTACTGCCTAGTCAATACACCCGAAGACATGGTGCAAGATGAGGTAAGACGCGCACACTGGAACGCTAAGCTTTTAGAAGAAGACCAAGAACTTATAGACCAAGTTACAAAGCGCCACAATTTCGACCATATACCCGACAACCGCCGTGTTAAGTTTTTTGAGGTCGAACGTGACGACGAAGTAATAGAACAAATAAAAGAACGCGTCGAACTATGCCGAGAGTATTACGAAACCTTATATAATTTCTTATGACACCACAAGAAAAGGCACTAGAATTATTTGATAAATTCATGAAGCCAGTAGACGGCTTACATAAATACCCAATGTGTTTCGATACAGCCAAACAATGCGCATTGATTGCAATTGAATTTTCAAAGGAATTTATTACGGGTGATTTATCGGAATCATTCGATAAGTTTTTATACATTCAAGAAGTTAAAGAAGAAATCGAAAAACTATGAAACAGCAAATAGAAGACCAAATAGTCTTACGCGTTTTGGCGCGTTTTAACGAACGTTCGCAAGTCGGGATAAGGAAGTACAACACCACGCTAGAAAGAAGCGACCTAAGCACCTTAGAATGGCTCACACACGCACAAGAAGAAGCAATGGACTTTGTACTTTACTTAGAACGACTAAAAGACGAATTTAAAACTAAACAACTAGAACAATGAATAAGAAAACAAACCTAGAGGCCTATAAAGACCTTTTAACCGAAATGAAAGAAAAGGAGACTTTTCGATTTGATGAACTGAGCCGCACGCCTTGGGACGTATTTAACGTGCTGCAAAAGAATGGGTATATTAAGAAAGTAGACCGCGCCGTTTATACCTGGAACGCTAGAAAGCCAACCAAAGCAACCGCTAAACGTGTGGCAATGCTAACGACTGAATACCGCAAAAGCTGGGCATCTAGTCAAAAAGGCAAAAAAGACGTAAAGGACATACAAACAAAGCTTAACTTTAAAACTCCTAAGCCAAAACCAATGGACAAACGACAAGACCGCGAACAACTAGCCGCAATCGGTACAATTATTTTAGTAACGGCCATAGCTTTAACTTTAGTAATCGCATTTATTAGTAACTTTTAAAACCAAAATAATGGAAAACAAACCAAACACAGGCGCAATTTTCAAGAACGACAAAAAAACGAGCCAAAACCAACCCGACTATCGAGGCAAAGTAAACGTAAACGGCAAAGAAATGGAAATAGCCCTTTGGGTTAAAACGTCTAGCGCTGGAAATAGTTATTTTAGTGCGTCTTTTTCCGAACCTTACGTAAAGACGGAAACGCCACAGACACAACCAGTAGTTGCAAACGACGACTTACCCTTTTAACTCATGATTATGTTTATTCAAGACGAAGCGCTTAGGCGTGGTATTAAAGACCTATTGAAAACACGAACCCGAAACCAAATAGTAACCGAAATAAAAGAAAAAACGGGTAAGTTTCACCATTTCCAAATAAATAATTTCTTGAATGGCAAAGACGTAAATTTGTCGACCCTCATTAAGTTAGACGAATACCTTTATAAACACCTACACTAACAACCAGCCCCCGTAAAAAGGGGCTTTTTTATTTAAAAAATGTCTTGTTTAATAATTAAGCTTATATTTGACTAGAATTTAACCAAATGGAAATACTACTTTACATTGCGCTTGCATGGTTTTTGACGAACTTTGAGCCACTACAAGACCTAATCGACCGCATCTTTAGCGAAGTGCCTTTAAATCGCCTTACAATCTATTTACACGGGGCGTTTGGCTGCCCAAAGTGTATGGGTTTTTGGGTTACTTGGTTCGTTAGCGGTGAATTTCTTACAGCCTGCCTAGTTTCTTTGTGTTCTTACGTTGTCGACTTATGCTTAGCGAAGCTCAATTACTAGAAATAAACGGAATACTAGCCTACTTAAACCCCGAAAGGCTAAGTAAAATGCACTTGCGTAAGCTGCAAGCCATACGAAACAAGGTAACGGGCGAACGTGACACGCGGTGTTTATGTGGAGTACCCGACCGAATAAAATTTTACAATGAGTTCTTACAATGGTTTGAAGCGAACGCTTGACGCTTACGTGTCGGCAAACTACGAAGAAGTAAGGGCTTACGCTAATTACTTTCTAACTCGTTACGTCAACAGCAAAAAGCTGGCTTGCTCGATGCTGAACGCCGACACGTGTATAAACAACGCTTATTTGCACGTTTTGACCATTGACACCGAAAAGACGGACGAAAACAGCGTAAAAAGCTACCTACTTAATACCATAAAATACCAAATAATTTGGAACACGTCTTTAAGCCACAAACAAGACGACGTTAAAAGCCAAGTTCCCGACCTACTAGACGAACCAGACAACGACGACGTACTAGACAAGATCCAAATTGAAAACATTTACAACTTTCGTAAGTGGTGCATTCAAAAATACCGAAGCGAAATTACCGACCCTGTGGAAAAACGAATAGCACAAGTGTATTTTGATGACAAGAAGCAAACAGCCGAAGCAATGGCCGACTTTTTTAACGTTAGCCGAACTTCGGCCCATTACATGATTAGAGACTTAAAACAGAAAATCCGTAAAATTCAATATTGTTATGAGCGCATTTAAATTACTTTACGCCGTCGCTACCCTTTCTTTCTTAGCTATGGGCGTAGCTTTAACTTACGAAGGTGAAACAGCCTATTTGCAAATTCTAGGCGTGGGAATTTGCGCCTATGTATTGGGGCGCTTCGACGAAGAACTACATAAAAACGAAACCAAATGAAAATTAAAGACGAATACAAAGGAAAAACAATTCTTATTTACGACTCAGTCCTAGGACAGCGTAAAATTGAAGTGGACAAAATAGACCCTAGACGTTTTACTTATTACGTATCTATGGGCCTAGGTTACTTATTCGAAAAGCCTACCATTTCTTACACGGGAATTGACCACGAAACAGCGCAATCGGACGCAGTCGAAGAACCTAAGGCCGTAGAACCAACCGAAACACGCAAGAAACCAGCTACAAAAACACGTAAACGCAAAACAAATGTCACAACCAATTAAAGGCGAAAAGAAAGACACGTTTATAAAACGCTGTATGGTCGAACAAGAACGCGTCGACTCATTCCCTAAAGAAGACCAACGCTTTGCCGTATGCAATCGAGTTTGGGAAACACACGCCCGCGAAGCTATGACCGCTTACGTTAAGAGCCTCAAAAAATGAAATACGCAATAGTTGACATGGGTAAAAACATGGCCGCTTATTGTACAGCAATACAAGACCAGCTAGAACGTGACGGGGTGCATTATGTTTTGTACTTGACAGACCAAGAAGGCTTACTTTGTATTGAGTTTGTAAGCGAAGACGACTTTTTAGACCACTTTAAAAACACGAACAATGGCAGGAAGGCCTAGACACTTAAAAGAACCAGAAGAACTCTACACCCTATTCGAAAACTACGTAATAGAAACAAAGAGCCGAACCCGTAAAGTACCAAAAGCAACCAATAAAGGAGTATTGTACGAAGAACACGTGCCACCCCTTACAATTGACGGCTTTAAAACGTATTGCAATAAACAAGGCGCGGACATTAACCGCTATTGGTATGGCATAGGTGAAGGGTTCGACGCATTTGTAACCATCATTACGCGTATTAAAGAAGAAATCCGAAACGACCAAGTCGAAGGGGCGCTAGTTGGGCAGTATCAACAAAACATAGTTGCTAGGCTAAACGCGTTGACCGAAAAGACGGACGTAACAAGCAACGGCGAAAACATAAACGAAATTAAGATTTCGATAATTAGACCCGACACTAAGGAAATTGAGTAATGGACTTGCAAAGTACAATTGTATTTGAAAAGAATTACGACGCGCTTTATAATAACGAGGCGCGTTTTATCATTAACGAGGGTGGTAGCCGTTCAAGTAAGACGTATTCGCTTTGTCAATTGATCCTGGTCTATTGCCTACAAAATAAAGGCGTCGTCGTTTCTATTATTCGTAAGACATTCCCAGCGCTTAGGGCAACGGCTATGCGCGACTTTTTCGAGGTGCTTAAAGAGTCGGGGATTTACGACAAGGCTAGCCATAACATGAGCGAACACATTTACACGTTCCCTAACGGCTCAATGGTGGAGTTCTTTAGTGTGGACGACGAACAAAAGATTCGAGGGCGTAAGCGCAACCTAGCATGGTGCAATGAGGCTAACGAGTTGTTCTACGACGACTTCACGCAATTAAACATGCGTACCGAAACAAAGCTAATCTTTGACTACAATCCGTCGGACTCGACAAGCTGGCTTTACGACCTACCAAAAAACGAAAGCGTACTAATCAAAAGCACATACCGAGATAACCCGTTTTTACCCGACAGCATCAAACGCCAAATTGAAGACCTCAAAAGAACCGACGAAGCGCTTTACCAAATTTACGCCCTAGGTGAAAAGGCTATAAGCAAAAGCAATATTTACTCAAACTGGACATTTGCACTTCACAGGCCTTCACGCTTTACGCAATTTGTTTACGGGCTAGACTTTGGGTACAACCACCCGACGGCGTTAGTTCGCGTCTATTGGCACGAAAAAGACATTTTTATTGAACCCGTAATTTACGAAAGCTACCTTACCACCTCGAACCTAATCGACCGCCTAGCTGACCTAAACATCGAAAAGGAAACGGAAATAATAGCCGACTACGCACGCCCCGAAATTATAGCCGAAATGAATAACGCGGGTTACAATGTTCTAAACGCGAACAAGTCGGTTAAGAAAGGCATCGACAACATAAAGACGTTCGGGGTGTTTTGTTTGGAAAACGAACACTTAAAAAAAGAATACCAAAACTACAAATGGAAAAAGGTAGGCGACCAAATTCTAGACGAACCCGTTAAGCTTTACGACGACGCAATGGACGCGACACGTTACGCAACGACCTACATAAAAGAACAATACTTTACCGACGACGCCTACTTTGCTTTCTAATTAAAGACGGGCGCAAATTAATATAGTTATGGCACAAACAATAATAGCAC